GCTATTGCCCCGCCGCGTTGTTGTTAGTATCGGCACGGGGCCGACCATTTTGTTGACGTCAACAAAACATCGCCAACAAAAAGCTATGCTATGCAGTTGTCAGCAGCCGCAGCCCTGATTGCAGCCGCAGCCGCCGTAACCGCTGCCCGCCCACGGGTTACAGGTAATGTAGGCGGGCGAAGGGCACGGACGCAGCTGCGAGATCAGATAGTTGTTCTGCGCGGCCTGAGATGCCGCCAGTTTCAGATTCTGATTCTCGGTCTGGAGGTCGGACAGCTTGCTCTGCGTCAGGAAGTCGAGGATGGCGCGGCTGTTCTGGTTGTTCGCGTCAATGATGTCGCGTGTGGCGTTCTGCACGGTGTTGCGCGTGTCGCACGCCTGCGCCGCCATGTCGTAGCGCACCTGCGCGATCGCGGCACGGTTCTCGCAGCAGCAATTCGCGGCCTGCATCTGCATGGCGTTGAGCTGCTGCATCAGCGCCGCCTGCTGGTTTGCGCGGGACAGCTCGGACTGTGCAAAGCCGTTTGCCATCGCCATGTTAGTGCCGTTGACAAGCTGCGCCTGCTGGTAGAATCCGTCGCAAAGACCCTGATTTACACTGTCGATCTTGCGCTCGACATTGGCAAAATCAGAGGTCAGCACATAGCCGTCGACCACGCCGCCGGAATTGCCGCCGTTGTTGCCCCAGCCATTGCCGCCCCAGCCGCAGAAAACAAACAGGAAAAGAATGATGATCCACCACGCGCCATCACCGCCGAAGCCGCCAAAGCCGCTGTTCATCATGCCGGTTGGCGCAACAGGCATAGTGGCCTGAACGCCGCCGTCAGAAAGAGACATAGTATCACTCCTTTGAAAAATTTTTATTCATCAAATCGTGGCCACGATGTTGATTTATGTTGATGATTACTGCATCAGGCTTTGAAACTGCTTCGCCATCTGCTGTAGCTGGTTGAGCTGCTGCTGGTTCAGCCTACCGCTCTGCAAGAGCTTTTCGACCTCGGCTTTGGGGTCGCCATTGAAATTTGATTTGAACTGGTTGAACTGCTGCATCATGTGCTGGAACTGGCCTACCGGCCCCGGCATCTGCCCGCCGCCCAGCGCGGCCATGAACGGATTAGTCATCGTCCTCGTCCTCCTCGACCTTGCGCTTCTTCTTGCTCTTTATTTCGCCCACAAGCGCCGCCAGCGCGTCAAACTCCTTGCGGGTGACAAATTCCACGCCCGGCTTTTGCGGCGCGTTAGAGGCCGTTTCTGCACGTTCTACGAGGTCGTAAATCTTGAGCGTCGGCTTGCCACTTGCGTCGGACTGCTTGAGGTACACGGTGGGGGCGGTGGAATCCCACAACGCTACGGCAGAGTTGGGCGCGATGAGATAGCCTCTCGCCTCCTGCTCGCTGCTCACCCATTGCACGCCGCCGGTCGCAACAGGATTTTGCGGCACGGGAGGCGGAGCGGGCTGCATCATCTGCTGCTGCCGCATCTGCATAAGGTTGTCCGGCATCGGCTGTGGATAATAAGGGTTTTGATAGTACGGATTAAAAGCCATGTCATTCAGTCTCCTTTACCCAAAAATAGATCACCGTCTCATTGCTGCTGTCCCATGAATCAAAGATCGCCCCGTCCTGCACGCATACCACATGGCCGGACAGGGCTAAAATGTATGTGCCTGCCGGATGCTCGTTTGCAAACTGCCCGACGGTATAGCACAGAGGACAGGTGTCCGGAACGATGTAGCGCCGATAACCGAGAGAGTGCAGATACGCGCCCCAGGTCGCATTGGCCGACGGCATGTCTCCGTCCAAATAGCCTTGTATGGCGAGCGCGAGATACGTTTCGCCCCAGTCTTTTCCGGTCGCTTTGGAGATTGCCCGAACGGTGCAGTCGCCCACATTCTTGCCATAAGGTGACGGATTATAATAGCTATACATGGAGCAGCTCCGCGAAGAAGACGTAGGTGCGCAGCTCATCCGGCTCGGGGAACAGCACCAAAATATCCCTCGCCATCTGCTCGGTGAATCCCAATGCCAAAAGCCGTTCGTACATACAGCGCACCTCCTTTTCTGCCTCTATGGTACAAGAAAACCCCTTTCCCAAAGTGCCGGAAAAGGGGATGAAAAGTGTACGGCGAAATTCGTCGAACGATTGCGCTTGCAAATTCTGACGGAATATGCTATTTTTGTCACGACGTGCTCCATGCGTCATTCATACCCCCCATAAAGGAAAAGAGCCTCACCGTTTGGTGAAGCTCTTTTCCTATTCAAAGACTTCCGATGCGATTTTGCGGTACGCCTTTCGGCGATACTTTTTGACCGTATCCGGCGACAGATTCATTTCAAATGCCACCTGTACGCAGGAGCGGCCCCGCACGTCGCACTCGACGAGGCACGCCATTTCGTCGGGTGGAAGCTCAAAAGACCGAATGTATGCCACGGCCCGCCGCGGGGCCATAGAGGATAATTTTGCCCGGATCGCTCGGTGCTGCTTGTCCATGCTGTGCGCCGGGGCTTGCAGAGCGCTTACGCGAGGGGAGGCATGCCTCCCGCCCGTTTTCCTTTCGTTATTTTAGAATTTTTTCGAGATATGCGTAAACATACTCCCCCCACGCCTTCTGCGTCGCGGGGCCGAACGAGTTATCCACATCCAGCTCATAGCCGCAAGCGTTAAGAAGCTCTTGCAGCTTGCCGACCGCCGCGCCCTTGTCGCCGCGCGTGAGCACGGTCTTGTCCGCTGGATATTTCGGCACGCCGAAGCCGCGGATATAGCGCCCGTTGATCTCCAGCGTCCGGTAGCCGCACTCATGCTTGCTGCCCTTGTTCCCCTCGAACACATTGACGCAGTTCCCGACCACGCGCGTCACGATGCCCGTGTGGTTGGGCGCGCCCGTGCAGTCCGTGAGGGCGTAGTCCTTGCGGTCGTTCCAATGGTAGAAGACCTGTTCGCCGATTTTGGGAACGTGTGCGTCGTCCTCGACCCATTGGCCGCGCGCCTGATACCACCGCATCTGCTCGCCGCAGCTGCACTCGATGGGGAGCACCTCTGTCAGGCCGCAGAGGATCGCCGCCGCGGACACCATCGCCGCGCAGTAGTCGTCCGAATAGGTGAGCCTGTAGCCGCGCGGATGGGGCAGGAAGCTGTTGTAGGCGTCTACGATCTGCTTATGCACCGCGTCGCCGCGCACAGCGCCCTCCCACGCGGTAAGGGTCTCAAGAAACCTCTTCATTTTTCTTTTTTTCGGTCTGCGTGCCGAAGTAAAAGGCGATGATGGTCGTGAAGATCGTCAGAAACTCCGTCCCGCTGATGCTGCCGCGCAGGGCAAGCACCGAGAAGACCGCCGTGAGCACGACGGTTACAATGCTCTTGACCGTGAGCAGATTGGCAAGTCGATTTTGCATTTTTGAGCCTCCTTTACAAAAACCGCACGGCATAGAACTGCCGCTGGTTGGTGTTGATCTTGTTGCACGCGCCGTTGATGGCGGCGACGTGCCCGCCGTCGAGCATGACGGCGTATTCCAGCTTGAGCTTGTCCCGCACGAAGGCGTTGACCTGCTGCGCGGTCATGGCCTTGCAGTAGACGCCGTAGAGCAACCCGCCCTTGTAGCCGAGGACGGTGTGGTTGGTCTTGCGCAGCACGTCGCTGTACGCCCCTGTGAAGCCTTCTGCGGCAGGGTTGTAATTGCCAAGCAATCCCATCCCCCCGACCGCCCACATGACGTCACCAAGCGCCGCCGCCGAGGAGGCGCGGGCCATGCGCACCGCGCCGTCCGTGGTCTTGTAGAGCACGCTCTCGGGGCGAGGATAGTGACAGCTCCAGTCGCGCACGACCCTGCCGCCGCGCACCAGAATGGAGCAGGGCTGACCCTGCCACGAAAAGCTCCCCGAGATCGCGTTCTTCGGCAGCGGCCCGCTCATGTTGACGGGCTCGATGTCCCGCGCGAGGATGCAGGGCTGTCCATACAGCTCGACGTTGAGCGGGAAGCAGTCCGCGCCGAGCTTTGCGGCGATGTCGCTCAAAGTCTGGTTTCCGATCCAGCCGTTGTCCAGCGCCCCGACGGAGCGCTGGATGGCCTTTATCATGCGGATTTCCTCTGAGGTCGAACCCTTGACGTCTCTCACGAGATCACCTCCCACTCGTCGATCTCGCTTTTGATACGGTCGATAAAGCTGTTTCCACCGAGGGCCTTGTAGCCCCGATAGAGATAGAGAAAATCCTCCAGCTCGTACTGCCGGATGGTGCGGCCCTCCCTGTGGCGGTAGTAGGTGTGCAGCATGTCGTGCCGGAGCTGGCACTTGAGCGCATCGGTCAGCTTGTCCAGCCCCAGCAGCTTGTTGCGCAGCGGCTTGACGAGCATGGCGACCGCCGCGAGGATCACCGTCAGCTCCGAGCACAGCGCCGCTAATTTCGATAAACTTTCCATAGGCGTTGTCTCTCTTTCCGGCGGCGCGAAAAAAGCCGCCTTGTCTTGCTTGACAAAGCGGCGGGCGCGGTGCTATACTAAAACCAGTAAGAGCGGCGCACGGTCGAGGTGCTTGTCGCTCCCCCTAATCGATTTAAGGTCGAAAGGAAAGCCGCTGCCTCTTAGGTGGCGGTTATTTCTTTAGGTCGATGCCTAACTTGATCGCCGCAATCACAAGCATAAGTAACGCAATGGTCGCTTCTGTGCTCATGCGGTCACCCCCTTTCGGGGGAACAACCTGTTTCACGCTCTTACCGGCCCGCTCATTCTACCACGCGCGCCGCGCTTTGTCAATTTGCCGCCCTCCGGGGCGGCTTTTTTACTTGTTCAGCTCCGCGAGCTTTTCCGCGATGTCCTCGGGGATGGCGCAGGTCGTCATCTTGACGCAGTAGCCGTCCTCGTCATAAAAGAGGTGCCAGCAGGGAGCGACGTAGATCTCCGTGCCAGCGCGGGAAAGGTCGCGCGCCATGACGGGCTGCACGATGCTGTTCTTGACACCCGAGTTTTCGCTCAGACCCGAGGGGGTGTTGGTGACCTCGATGGGCTTGCCGTCGGATGCGATTCTCTTGTAAGTAGCCATAGTTTTGTTCTCCTTTTCTTTGTTCAAAATTTATTTATCATCAGCGTATTTCTCGCCGGTGATCTCCTTGTGCAGGATTTTCTTCTACTATTACGCAAACGGGTCTCCGGGAATGAGGCAACACCGGCAGTCGGTGATTGGGTACATTATATCATACCTCACTGTGACCGTCATAACACCGCTGTTTACTGAAACACTCAAAGGTAGGGATAATGACCCCGTAATATCTTCTATTGTCCCGTCGGCATTGTATTGGGCGCAGATACTGCCCTTGTACACGGATGACGGAGTCTCGTATTTGTTGGTGTATTTGAAAAGGCACACAACTGTCGCTGCCCCTCCCGAAAAGGGAATATTGAAAGTTTTGCTTAATGTGGGCATTTTTATTCCTCCTCAGTTTACCGGGCTGTACCATGTTACTCCTCCGCCGCTGGTGCCGACGATGGAGTTCCCCGCCGCGTCGTGCGCGGTGACACCGGACAAAAGCGTCTCCGGTGTCACGGTGTCCCCGGTCAGATCAAGCAGGACTGTTCCGTCGCTGAGCTGGACTTTGTTGTTGGCCATGCCGCACCTCCTCAGCCGATGGTAACCGTCTTGCCTCCCTGCGCGTTGTCGGTGTAGGCAATCGGGATCGCCGCCACCGTGACAGAGCTGAGGCAGTTGTACCCCTCGTCGGGCAGGACCTCCTGCGAGGCGAACGTGGGGGTGACGCTCTTGGCCTGCGGCTTCATTCCCTCGCTGCCGGACATCGTGCCGAGCACGCCGAGGACGGTGATGCCCTCGCGGATGTTGGAGGGGATCAGCTTTGCCTCTTCGGCTGCGTCGATCTGCGCCTTGCCACTGCCGTCGTGGTAGCCCTGTGGGATGGTGACCGGCTTACCCTTTTCCGTGATGCTGAGCGTCTTGGCCCCGTTGTTCGGCATGGTTCCGGTGACCTTGCTGCCGGTGACATAGGCCGTCTTGCCGGCCAGAATTTCCGCCGCGCCCGCGGTGGCGTCGCCGGTGTCCGCGTCAAACTCGCAGGAGCCGGTGATGGGCGCACCGTCCTTGCCGTGCGCGGTAAAGCCCTTGAGGAGCTTGTCAGCGACCACGGTGTCCTGGGTGAGGTCCATGAGGACTTCGCCGCTCGAGAGCACGATTTTGCTGTTGTACTTTTCAGCCATTGAAAATACCTCCGATAAAAATTGTTTTTCCGCCCGATGGGTTTTCCACACGGGCGACCGCAATGGGATCAACAGTCACATTGTCTTTCAGAAGCTTGTCCTTTGTGGCAAGCTCCTGCGTCTCAAAGCTGGGCATCACAGTATATGGGCCGTCATACGGCTCGCCGCCGCCGCCCCCGCGGATGGTGACGTCAAACGCTACCGAGAGCGCCGTTTTCTGCGTTAACTCGAACGTGACCATCAGATCACCTTCCTACTCAGCGCACGCTTGACGTCAAGGCGCTGCATTTCCGAGCCGATCACGTCGCCGCTCGGGAACTTCACACGCACCTGCATGGGGCAGACGGTCGGAAGACCGAAGGTCTCCGTCTGCGTGAGGGGAAAGTGAAATTTGCCGTCGGAAAACGTGACATCGCCCGGATAGGTCTTGACGAGGTTCAGCAGCGCGATCTCGACCAGAGAGACGGCGGGGGGGCTAAGCGTCTGGCCCTCGTTGGTGATCTCCACGTCGATGGAGTAAGCGTCGCCCTGTACCATTACGTCGTCACCTCCGTTGCGCTGACGGCGCCGGTGTCGTCCACCGTCAGCTTGAATTTTTTCGTGCTGCCCGCCGTCGAGGAGGGGAGGATGATCTCGCCCTCGTCCACGCGCTGCAATAGCTCGTCGGTCTTCTCGCCGGTGTAGAGCATGGTGTAATAACCGTTCGGCATAAAAACCTCCTTAAACGATCATTCTCCGCCCGAGAGAATCGAGCAGGCCAAGGTTGTTGCTGGTCACGAGCGGGCCGGACTGAATCTCTTTTTTCTTGCGGTAGTAGATAATGATGCAGCCGGGCTTGCCTGCGCCGCCTGCGCCTGCAGAGCCGCCGGTCGCCCATGCTCCGCCCGTTTCTGTTTTCGGATTTTTGCCGGATGGCGAAAACGACATGCTGAGCGTACCGACTGCACCGGCACCACCGCCGCCGTTACCGCCGTCTCCTCCGTCGCCATAGTTTTCGCCGTCATTTCCGTTGGCTCCGTTTGCGCCTTTGCCGCCGCCTGAACAGTTGCCGCTAAGCGTAACAACGCTTTGAGAGGGATCGTTCGAATTGAACTCGCCGTATAGGTTGATATAGACTTCTCCTGCCGAAGTCGCGCCGTTTGCTCCTTGTGCAGCACCGCCGCCGCCCCATCCGTTTGCCGTTACAGTTCCCGATGTCCCGTACTTGGTTTGGCTTACCGTTTTGCTGTTGATCCCGTAGCCTCCGAGATAATCGCCGACTGCTTGACCGTTATTCCCGGGGGAGCCTCCGTTTCCGCCCTTTATACCGTTCGCGCCTTTTCGACCGAAAAAAGTTTGCGTCACCAAATCATAATAGCCATCGACTGAGGTTTCACCGGACGCGCTTGACAATTCCCCAAATGTGCTGTTTCCGGCAGGCTGTGCCGCCGCATATTGGAATTTTTGCCCGGTTATTACATTTAGCGATGCGATTAAAATTTTTCCGCCGGAGCCACCCTCGCCTCCTTCGCCGCCTTGACCGGCGGACGAACCGGAATAGGAGCCGGATGACCCGCTTTTGGACTGCGAAGAAATGCCTGCCGAGCTGCCTGCGCTTCCGCTTGCGCCCGTTTCGCCGCCGCCAATAACCACAACACGAATTTCACCGTCTATTACTGATTCCCACTCGCCGGAGCCGGTAAGCAGCACGCGCTCGTCGTAGTATTCCGTGGTTTCCGGCTGCGGGGGCAGAAAGCCGACGAGCGCCGTCATTTCGCTCTTGAGTGTGCCGCTCATGGTCGTGTCAAGGCTTACGATGCACGCAGAGACCATCTTTTTATCGTAGGGGTGATAGACGCTGACCACATGTCCGGGCTTCTCCTGCCCGCTTACAATGCCGTTAGTGATGGTCTCTCGGCACTTATAATAGTCTGCCAGCCTTTTAGCAACAGCGGAGGAATTGACAAGGGAGACGAGCGTGGCGTCCGTGACGGACTTGACGTTTTCCGCCGCGTTCTCTGTGACGGTTTGCGTCACAAGGCGCGTGTTGTGGATGTATGGCTTGCCCTTAAGCGAGCCGGAGCCGGATGAGATTTTGGCGTAGTTCGCTCCACTCTCCAAAATAGTAAAACCTGTCGCTGTGAGTGAGTGCATCGGCTCGGAAAAGGTAATAATGTCGCCCTGCTGAGATGTGCCGGAAAACAGCTCCTTTTCGTCGGTTCCCGCGATGTACTGATGCTCCGTAACGGTAACGGCGGAGATGGGGTCGCTATAGCTTACTTTCCCGCCGCTGGCATACATTCGGTTGCTGCCAATCGTGGACGAGACACCATCCCATAACGCATCAATGTGCAAAACGCCGTTTAAATCGGTCGTCAAATACGCGCCGATAGCAAACAGCACCTGCACAAGGTTGTCTCTTGCGCTTTTCCCCCGCCTATCTGCTTTTGGCTGGCAATACGGCAGCCATCCATATAGCTTGGTGTTGGCAAATACGCTTTTTACAACAACAGGTACGTTCCCGCAGATTTCTTTAACGGCCTCTGCCACAGTTTGCCCGGTATAGATGCCGCCTTTGTGCGCCATTGCCGCCAAAAGCCCGACCGCAGACCACGCAACGAGCCGATACGAGGTTGCGCCGGTGCGTGTAATTGACCGGAGATAATAGGTCTGCATGGATGCGTCGGAATCATTTTCCCAAACGCGGATCGGGTCGTTCTTGGCAAAAGCCATAATGGTCGGATCATTGCATCGGACAACCGCAGTCAGCGTATCCGCCGAAATGCTTTCGCAGCTTAACGATTGTTCGCGCGTCGGCTTGGCGCTTTCGGTTTGCGAAAAAAGAAATGTCCAGCTTTTATAGGTGATCTTCATGCTCACTTCTCCGTCAACACGAGCACCGTGCCCGTCCAGTATTCCGCCGCGTTTGACCCCTGCCCCCGATCTACGCTTTCGGGCGGCTCGCAAGTCATTGCAGCCGTGCGATAATCTCCCGTTTTAGGATCAAAAAAGTAGACGTTGAGCGTCCCGCTATAAAGCTGGGCGAGTAACGCATTTAGCTGCGTTTCGGTCAGCGGCATACAAGTACAGGTGATGACTGCTTTAATTGCCAAAATGTCTTCGGTGAAACTCCCATCGAGCATATATCCCTCGTTCGGACCTTTGATCTTTTTGTGCGTTACCTTATAGCCAACAGGAGTAAAGTACGCAGTGAAGTCAATGTTATTGATCTTGATCGTTTTTCTCATGCTCCACTCCTCACCGCTTCTGCTTCATTGTAAGGCACCATTTTCCGAGCCAGCACGGTGCCGTCCAGTTCGGTCGTCAGGTTGATAATGATTTGGCCTTCTTTCCCTGTTGCCATAGAGCCAATCCCGGACGCGATAGAGTTTCCAATAGCCGCAGCGCCGGAAGCTCCAAAATCAATAGATGCGGTTCCGAAGTCAAGGTTTTTCGAGATGTCGCGCTTAATGGATCCAAACTCGCTGTTCCAACCCTCCCCGAGACCCAGCGCCATGTTTTCGCCGATCCCAGCAAATACGCGAGACGGTGAGTGGATGCCGAGCGTCGATTTTACGCCGTCTACAATACCGTCAAAAAAGCCCTCGACCATGCTTTTAAGCCAGTCGCCCATCCTTTTTATGCCATCCCAAATGCCTTGGACAAGAGCGACGCCGATTTCGATTGCCGCTTCTCCGATATAGCTAAGAGACTGGATAAATGCAGACGCAAGATTTTTTACGATCTTGGGTGCTTCCGCCAAAAGGGTGGGCAGATTATCAACAAGCCCCTCAACAAGCGCGACGATAAACAGCGTACTTGCTTCAACAAGAGCAACAAGCGTGTCTGGTTGTGTCAGCACTTCCGCAATCTGTGCCACGCAATCTGCTAACTGCGGCGCAATTTCCGGCATAGCCGATGCAATTCCTTGCACCAATGCAATCAGCATTTGGACGCCTACGTCTAATAGCTGGGGTATGATTGACAGAATCGCTCCGGTAATTTGCGGCGCCATATCAGCAAGCGCCGCAACGATGCCGGGGGCTGCGTCTACCACGCCTTGCACTAATGCTGTGGCAGCATCTACAAGCGACGGCAAAACAGAGCTTACAAGCGACGGCAGTTGTTCCGAAATAACAGGTGCAAGCTTGACAATAAGATCGCCAAATCCCGTGAAAATCTTTTCAATGCGCGGGATAATGTTTTCTGCGGCCTTGCTGACCGAATAGGTAAAGTTTTCGATCAACTTGTCAAGGTCCGCGTTATCGTCTGCAATTCCGGTCACAAGGTTTGACCAAGCGGATTTCATCATGTTGACGCTGCCTTCGATGGTGCTGGCCGCCTCTTCCGCGGTTGTGCCCGTGATGCCCATTTGATCCTGTATTACATGGATCGCCTCAATCATCTTATCAAACGATACGCTGTTGACCGTTTCGGCTGTTACCTCGACGGTATCTCCCAAAACGCCGGAATCGTTAATGAGGCGTGCCATCTCTGTTGCCGTCCCGCCATAACCGAGTTTGAGGTTATCAAGCATGGTATAGTTCTGCTTGGCAAAGCCCTGATAGGCATTTTGAATCATTTCCATACTTGTGCCCATCTTGTTGGCATTATCTGCCATGTCAATGACGGCCTGATTGGCGACCTCTGCCGCCTTTTCCGTGTCTCCGCCAAGACCTTGCAGCAAGGACGCCGAAAAAGATGTAACGGTATCCATGTACTCGTTGGCAGACAATCCGGCGGTTTCATAGGCGCGATTTGCGTACTCTATTACTTGATCGGCGGACTGCTTAAACAGCGTTTCCACACCGCCGACAAGCTGTTCATATTCCGCGTAACCGTCCAAAGACTGTTTTGTTAAGAGGGAAACGGCCCCGGCAGCGGCGGCAACTGCCGCCGTGCCGATTTTTGCCGCCGTTTTCAGCCCGCTTCCAATTTTTGACGCAATCCCGCCCAAATTGGAACTTGCTTGATCGTCTACGCTGATTTTGACAAATAAATCAAGTAGATTCATGTTTCACCACCAATCCGCACCGCGCGACAATATCGGCGGTAATCTCTTCGCACGTCCTGTTGTCCTGCTTTTTCGGCTCAATAATGTCCGCGTATCGCGCCTTGATGTAGTTCCCGCTCGCAAATCTGGCCGTATTTTCCGCAACCACGCGCAGCGCGTCGGTCACATAGATGCGGTACGCCTCGGTTTTCGCTCTCTCATTGAGCCGCGCCGTGCAGTACCGCAGGAACGGCTTTACTTGTTTTCGCCCTCGGTATTCTCCTGCGCAGAGCCAGAGGATTTCCCGCTCTGCGCTGAGAGAAAAAGCGCGTCAAATGCTTCATCGGTCAAAAGTTCCGTCGCGTCTCGCATCAGCTTGACGAGGTTCAGCGCGCCCTTGTAGCTCTCCGTGCTCACGCCCTCAATAGAGGCAAGAATGGCGATGATGTCGCCTTTGTGACCCTTGAGCAGCGCAGGGAGAGCTTTGCGCGCCCGCTGCGTTGCAAACTGCTTCACCGTCATGCCCTCCGGCAGCTTTTCCCGTCGGAACATCGCGGAAGCCTGTTCGTCCTCCGCAATGTTGGCGATCGGGTCGATGATATCCGCGATGACGTCAAAGACGCGCTCGCCCTGAATGTCGGAAAGTCTCATTTACGCCTCCGCCGTGCCGGCCTTGATGTAAATTTCAAAGGGAACGATGTCCTGCGCGCTCATGGAATAGTGGCCGGTAAACTCGAACGCAAACTGGCCCTTGGACTTGTCCGCCGTCTTGAGCTGGAAGCCGCCCGTGGAAAGCGCGTTGATCAGCTTGATCGCGATAAAGCCGCCGTTGGTTTCGCCGTTCTTGTCAGAGTAATCGCCCACGAGCCAGATATCGTCAAAGTCCGCGTCCTTGAGGTCGTTGCGCGGTGTGACCTTGGTCGTGTCGGTCGTTCCGATGTCCGCCGCTCCGCACAGCCGCTTTGCAATGGCGGTATCGGCATTGACAAACGTACCGGCCATCTTTACCTCCCACGAATCGAGCTTTTTTAGCTCCTTCATGTTCTTGGGGCAGTTGTCGATATCCTCGCCAAAGTCCGAATAGGTCGGCGTGGCGGTAAAATTGACGCCGCCGGTCGTTGCGCCGATCTGCCCCGCCTCGCCGATGGTGCCGGTAGCCGGTGTGAAATCGGTCGTCAGGATACCGGCGTTGATCTGGAGCTTCTGAAACGCATCAGAAGGAATCTTGGTAAATTTCATGTCGTTGTCCTTTCATCAGTTTTGCGACAGGAACTCAACCGTAATGTTGAGATACCGCCGCTTGATGTTTTTATCGCTTTCATCCGCGATATTCTGGCACCACGGAGAGCCGCGCTTGATCCACATCGCGCCGCCATCATACGGCACAAGCACGCCGCCCATGCCGATTGCATCGGCAATCTCCTGCGCCTTTGCGTTGGGTGTCGCTTCGCTCTCGGTGTAATACCAGAGGTTGACCGTCAGCGCGATCTCACCGCTCTCCCATGATCCCGTGATAAGCTCATAGGTCAGCCACGGAAACACCGCATCTTCCGGCACGTTGGAGGTTGGGTATGCGAAGAGAAATTGAGAAAACCACGCATGGAGCGCCTTATCCTTTGTCATTTCGGCAGCTCCTTTCGTTCGGCGGTGAAGAATTTCAGCGCCCGGATCGTCGGGCCTGCCGAACGCGGCGCAGCCCGTTCTTCCGGGTTTGAGGTCACGCGGTAGGTGTTGCCGGTGGACGTGTCGCGGAAATAATCGTTATACTCGATGGGAACGCTTTGATTGACCAGCGCGGAATATACCGAGGTCACACCCTCCTTTTCCGCCCTGCGCGCCTCCATCGAGGTGTCAAGCGCCTGATAGTTGAGAAATTCCGCGCCCTCGGCCCACGCAACGATGTAGCCGCCTGCGCCGTCCGGCGTTCGCGTCTTTTCCATCAGCACGCATTTGCTTGCGAAATCGTCCAGTAAACTCACGGTTCCACCCCCTTGAGCTTTCGCCAGTCGTTTAACCGGCCTCTGAAAGCGTCCTGCCAGCCGTTTAACGTGCCGCTGTCGTTTCCTGCGCTGCGTTTGGTGTAGGAATAGCCCCCGAAGCTCTCGCTTTGATACGGGCTTGCAACGGCCTCCCCGTTCTTTTCTTCCCACGCGGCGATATCTTCGGCAAGGGAAACCACAGCCTTTGGCACCGCCAACACCCACACCGTCCCGGTAAAGGTTTCATCCGTCAGATCAACCGCCGGATACTTGTGCAGGCCGTCGTTAAACACAGAGCCGACGATGCGGAAATATTGATTGGTCAGGAGAAAGGGCAGCGTAATGCTGCCATTCTCCACGGTGAACGTGCCCTCGTGAATTTCCACAAGGAACCAGTTGTTCAAGTGCCGTAAGACCTGTTCAAGCATCACGCCGCCCTCCTATCAGGGTTTTGCCGTTACATCAGCGCTGCCGGACTTGAGCGCATGATAGTTGCCGTCGCACTCAACAACGGTCACCTTCTGGCCGATCGCAATGGTCAGGTCGCTCTTGCCGTCCCAATCGTTCCAACCGGCGACGTTGTCGCCGTAAGCGACGGTCGCGGCAGAGGAGCCGGACGTGTACTTATACTTGTTGCCCGCAGCGGCCTTTGCCGGAGACACGGTCAGCTTGGTATCGCCGCTCTTGGAGCCAGCGGCAGAGGTGACCGTCAAAGAGCCGAGCGTGCCGTTGTCGATGGTGCCAACGACCACGCCGTCAATGCGCTCGGCAAACAGCTCCATGCCGTTAATAACGGTGTCCGATGCGGTCATGTTGGTGTAATCAGGCTCCTCATGGATGCCGATGTAGCCGGTCGCGTCGGTGGTGAAGGTGAATACCTCCTGCAGATCGGCACCGTTGACGGGGATGTAGTAGAGGACGATGTTGTCCTTTGCCGTGGCGTAGATCTTGCCCTTGGGGACGCTGGCGTTCATGATGAGCGTACCGAGGCCGAGGAAGTTCTCGACGTAGCTCATGCCGAATGCGGTCTGCACGGTGATGTTGGCCGTAGACAGGTAATCCGCAACGTCCAGCGGATTCATGAAGTAGACCGCGCCGATCTCGTCGTCCTCGAAAAGGACCTGCAGATTGCCCCACGCCTGCGCAAGGACAGTCTGGAAGTTCTTGCCGCTCACCGCGCCGGTGCCGGTCGAAAGGAAGTCAAAGAAGCTCTTGCGAATGCCCTTCTGCACGTCCTTGAGCATTTCGTCGGTGGTCATTTCCACCGCCTGATCGTAGCCGCGGTCGGTGATCGCCTCGGCAGAGGTAGCCTTGCGCCACTTCTTGAGCGTGATCTCCTTGTAGTTCACAGCCTCGGTCTTGTAGTGGGAAAGGGGAATGGTGTCACCCTCGGCCACAACGCCGCTCTCAAGCGTGCCGATCGCCTTGTAGCTCTTAAGCACAGTACCGGCCTGCTTGGCGATCTTGCGGGTCACACCCAAGGCTTCCATCAGCTTCTTGATGGAGTAACCGAACATTTCGGTAAATTCGATCTCGCGCACGCGGGCGAGGTCATTTTTCTTGATCAGATTGGTTTCAGCAGCCATAATTAGCCTCCGTTCTTATTTTCAAAAAGATTGATGTTTGCAGCGATCGCCGCGCGGCGCTCCGCTCTGTCCTTGATCTCCATGATCTGATCTTTGGTCATTGCGCCGCCGCCGGTATTCGCCGGGGGAGTAGCGGGATTCGCGCCCCTTGTCTGCGTGGTGGAGACAAGCCCCTTGTAGGTGCCGTTTACGAGTGCATCAAGGCTTTTGGTGTCCTTGATCTTCTCGCCGTCCAGCTCCAATGCGGCCATTTCCTCGCCGCAGCCGCGCATCGCAAGGTCGAGATTCGCGCCGGTGATGTTTTTGCTCTCAAAGTAAGCACGCACGGCCTTTTCCTTCGCCACCTTGCTCTCCTTTGCCGTGATGTCGGTCTTAAAGGCTTCAAAGGCCGAGTGTTCCTTCTCGTACTTCTCCTTATAGCCGCCGTCACCCGCTGCCTTGAGGTCGTCCAATTCCTTCTGGACGCCGGGCAGCTTCTCCGCGTCCGCCTTGTACTTCGTGAGATCGTCCTTGAGGGGGTCAACCACGCCAAGATGCAGCGCAACCAAACGATTTTCGATCTCTTCGGTGCAAGCGTCGCCGAGAATATTTCTGATTTCTGCTCTCGTAAATTTCGCCATGTTATTCGTTCTCCTTTTCCTTGGCCCCAATTCTTCGGGGGCGAACGTTGTATAAAAACCGCTGTACCTCGCGAGTTTTACCTAAAACAAAAGAGCCAACCACCGAGAAAAACTCGGTAGCTGGCTCCTATTGCCCTTTCCCGCGCCCTATTGCGCGGAAGTTGTTATTTACTTATCGTCGATGTGCGGCATTACCGCCGCAAGAATAAACTCTTTCACACTTACGCCTTGCCGTTCTGCGGCATCGCGTATTTTTTTGCCGATTTCTTTATCCACCCGCACCGTTATGGTGTCCTGTTTTCGGTTGTACTTCGTGCTTGCCCTTATCTGCGCCTCTGTTGCCATGCTGCAAACCTCTTTTTGCAACATGGTATCACATTTCAAACAATAAGTCAACTTATACATTTTCAACAATCCAACCTGCAATTTATTGTTGAATATCCCATCTTGAAATATAAGTAAACTTATATTATTATATACTCACAAGGAACAAATGTGACAGGCAAAAGCCGGAAAGGAAATTGACATGAACGCCATTGAAATAAAAGCTTATGAAATTGGCATCAAGGAGGCGCACGAGCAAAGGAAAATTGTTCCCGCTTGCAAAAGTAACGCAATGTACGGTCTCATGGAAGAAGTAGAAAACGGACTTTTGCCACTTATTAAGGCTTATGATGCAGGAGTTGCTTACGAGATCAATCGTCAAACGAAACTCGGGTTTTAACTTAAACGGACATTCAAAACAAAAAAACCAATGATTTCCCCGCCCCTTAACCGGGGCGGTTTATTTTATGTTTGAGTGCTGTATTTGATTGTTTTCTTGACCTCTAAGACGATGTACCCATCGCCTTTTCGGCGTATTTCAGCATCGTTGCCGCGCTTGATGATGGCTTCAATGGCCTTGATAGTTTCGTTATCCATTTTTCAGCTCGCTTTCCAGAATGTCCCGATACTGCCCCGCATGGTCGGCGGCAGCGGGCTTTAGGAATGGTTGTGCCTTGTTGCCTCGTGTGTAATGCCAATTGCCCTTTGCGTCCTGGTACACCCACGGCATAGGCCGTCCGCCTCCGCCTTCGGCATAAATGCCGGTGCCAAGCTCAACGTACGCGGCGTAAGAATTGTTCGACCCGATAATCGCCGCCGGTTCCTGCTCGTCTACCACATGGGTAATGCTGTTTCGCAGATTGCCGGTGTCAACGGGGCACAGCTTTTTCGCATATTCCTCTGCCACCAGCCCGCACTTTTCAAGCCCGCGCAGCAGCGCCGCCTTGATCGCGGCAGAAACCTCTTTACTGTTGTCGTGGATTTCAACGCTCATTTCTTTCTCCTGAAATACTTGTCAACAATTCTCAAGACCTCATCGGCGTATTGATTCGGCGTTGCCCCCAATTTTGCATAGGCAAAACATTCCGCGAGAAACTCATTTTGATTGGAAAAGGCATACTTTCCCAATTCGTCCGGTCGGTCATTTTTTGCGGCCTTATAAACCTCTTCGATCTCGTCCCAAAACGCGAGTTCTTCGCCGTATCCATACAAACGGCTGGTTAATTCTTCGGACAGGGTATGCGCAAACTCGTGCGTTGTTGTATATACCCCGATTTGACGGCGCCCCAATCGCGGGCTTTCGCCAGCCGCCGAAGATTTGCGCAGCTCGGTAAACAGGCTGTTTTGGTCTTTGTAATATTTCTTAGGGTATTGCAGTGATACTCTTTCAGCCCTTGCACCAGAGCGCTTTACTTCTCCAAGTGCCGCGCGTCCGGAAGTTGTTACAATCTCGCTAAAATGATACCCGTATTCATCCCCCAACCGTAAAATCTGCTCCATATTTTCTTTTGCAAGGTCTAAATCCATTCCTGACAAATTAACTGTCTTTTTGGTTCTTTCCTGCATAATATTGGAAACGGCAGAAACGCTATCGGCACTTCGTATTTTTTCTATTGCTATTGTCAAAACATCTGTACTAACACTCTTTTTCCACCCCGCCCATTCTGCATAGGTCATGTTCGAGATAACCTCTGTTTGCCCCGTATCGGCGTTTCTGGCGCGTCTCTGCGCAGTAGAGGTATCTACACCCTCCACGGCGGCAATCAGCGTACAGCGGCAGTTATATATCTCCCACGGTGGCCCTTGTGGGTCGCCGGGAAAGCGACAACCGTTAGAAAACTTCTTGTCCTGCGCCACTTGTTCGCCGTCAAGCATGGCATGAGAGTGGCGTGTACGCGCGTCCAGCGTAGCCAACCATTCTTTTTTTAGCTTGATGCCCATCTTCTCCGCCGCCGCGTAGCTGTCCATACGTCCGGCGCTCTGCGCGCCGGTCACGGCGGTTCTGGCGGTGCGGATGGCGGAATCGCGGCTCATGGTGGTAATCCGCTTTTGCAGGTCATCCGCCATGTGCTTGATGCTCTTCCCCTGCAAGATGGAGCTGGTGACGCTCGCCGTGATCTGCTTCTTACCATACGCGAGGTCGATACCGCGCTTTAAGGCCCGTTTCGGCGGGTAATACGGCATTAAATCTGGCTGCTCTACCATAAGCCGCTTGACCGTCTGCTCGTCCCACAGGTCAAAGCCGACGTTTCCTGCCACGCTCTCAATGGTATACGCCGCATAATTGCGGTTGAGAGAGTATATCCCCGGCGTTGCATCGTTGGTGTAGGAAACCGCCACAGCGTTTGCATCGGTCGCCCTCTGCGCCACCTTGTCACGCATGGCCTGATAGCGTTCCCCGCGCCCGATCTGGTTGAGCCGCCATTGTTTATAGTCGGCCTCCGTCCATTCCTTACCGTTCTGCACCGTGCCGATCAGCGTTTTCATTTCCTCGTCGCGCTTTTTGAATTGCTCAAAATATGCGTCGATGGTCGCTTGCAGCTCTTCCCTAGCCTCGCGGTATAGTTTTGCAATGCGCCGCTCCAGCTTTGCAAGCTCCTTGTCGGTCAGCTTGTGGCCGAGGTCTTCGTTTGGCATTTCTGCCTCCGTTTCACAATCTCATCATAGTGCGGCTTCACTCGAATTATATTCCAATCGCATTCCTCCGGTACTTTCCCATAAAAGATAACCCATTCCGGCGAAAGCCGCTTCATCATTTCCTCGTAGCCGCGCAGAAACAGCCGCTTGCTTTCCTTGTTCTGCTGTGTGCCTACCGAACTAACCGCAACTATCCCGCCAACCGTCTCGCCATCAAAGCACCAATCGTAACTGTTCTCGTCGCTCCATGAGATCGTTGGATAAACCGTCATGCCGTGGAGCTGCCAGTATGCCGCCAACCAATGCTTGCGGTAATGGTTGTATATCTGCATCGCCAGCGGCATATCCGTGTAGGTAGAGAAGTCCGGCGCGCACACCGCCGAAAACTGCGACAGTTTTGGAATGTACTTGTCAGGCGTATTCCAATGCCGAATGAATTGATAATCGTCCACGAAGAAATGCACGATCTTGCTTTTCGTGTCTTTCGCCGTGTAATGGTAATTTACGGGGATAAACTCGCCATAGGGGTAATCTTTGACCGGCTCAATCTGCGGGATACCGTACTTTCCGACCCCTGGGAACATGAACTTGTCCAAATTTTCAAAGTTTATCATTGAAAATTGTTAAAAAGCCCTTGTGAATAGCTTTCGTTTTATGTAAGCAACGCTTTCATATTCGCCCACACTAATTCTTTGGACATCAAAACCCCTTGAGCGTATTTTGTTAAGTTGCTTGTTTAATTTGGTGACTTCCCTTGTTGGTGTGCTTCGGTCAACGCCGCTGAGATGCACAACGGCGGTATTCACATTTTCGAGGATGCCGTATTTGTCCTTTTTATTACCTTGCACTTGAACTGTTCCTTGACTGTTTTTCAAAACAGCGTGCGGCGTGCTCGTGTTTTCAATCCAGATAGTATTCTGTGAGAGTTTTGCAACATCATTTTCTCTGGCAAAAAGGCGAGAACCAACAGAAACGCCTTGCACTGTGCGAACATTATTCTTCGTAGTGGCAGTTCCGCCACCGGCTCCACCTCTACCGCCCATCACTCTACCTCCGTTTCAATCGTACCATTTCCATCCGCAAAGCTGCGGTCAATCTCTTCTGCCGCTTTGCGCTTCGCCATGTCCTCGTACTGGTCAATGTCGCCGTTGATGGTCAGCAGCTTCTTTGTGATGTATTCGTCATCGTAATACGCCGCGCCCAGAAGGATGTTCTGCGTTTCCTCGCTCTTGTTGATGATTTGATTGCGCGTATAACTCGGCTGGTCCTCAATGCCTGCCAGACGCAGAATTTCAACAATAAACCGCGTGACCTCGGATTCAAACTTATCCGTTTTCAAATCCAGCGGCACATAGCTTGCCTTGATTGCGGTTGCCGTCTGGTTGCCGGCAGATACCGCCGCCGCGTCAAAGCACTGGAAATCCTCATAGAGCTTCTTTTTCAGCATGTCAATGGTGCTGCTGGTGCCCTCATACGGCGCCTCGATGGTCTTGCTCTCCACCTTTGCGCCATCGTCGCCGTTGGCGTGGGCAACATGTGTGGTTTTCAAGCGCTCCACAAATTTCGCATCATCCAGATCGTCCATGCCGTTGCAATTGGAAAGCACCCAATAGATCAAATTGCCCTCGTCCACATTGTTAACCATGTTAGAGGACGCAAGGTCGAGCGCGTCGATGGTGTTGCGCTTGCCGACAATTTCGGATAGACACCGCTTGCTGTTTTTCAGCGGCACGATGGGGAAACTCGGATAGTTCCCGCCGTCGTAAATCTCTGTTTCGCCGACCTCGGCCTTGCGCTCGATCAGCTTATAGCTGCGCTTCGGCTGCATGACGTCCATATTCTTGTTTTTTAGCTGGAAATACTCGGTAAAGCCGTCGATTTCGTACAGCGTCGCTCTCAGGGGCTTATCCTGTGCCACCTGCCAGAACCGGATACCGGCCTTCATCGCGCCGTCTTCCTCATCGTAGAGGGGCACAAACTCAAGCAGAGAGAACACCCGCAAATGTGTCAAATCCCAGAAACCGAAGGATACGCCCGCGATTTTCGCCTCACGCGCCGCGTCCATGACCTCCTGATCGAAGTCCGGGCATAGCTTGTTCGGCGTTTCCTTCTCCGCAAAGGTCACGCCGTTTCCCAGCAGATACGAAACCTCCTGATCCACCGCCAGACCGAAGAACCGGCTGGCCAGTTTGTGATTGGCCGTCCACATATCCGTGTGGGAACGCCCCTGCATATCATAGATGATCTTCTCATAGCGGTTAATGGTCGGGTTTAGACCGTTATAGTATTCCTCCGCATCCACCGCCGTTTTATACGCCGCGCTCTCGCGGTGCTCATTGATTGCACTGCGGATAAACTCAATGCGCGCCTGCTCGTTGTCGCCGACCGCTACAAGGTCGTTGTATGTTTTGATAGCCGCTCACCGTCCTATCTGTTCCAAAGTGGTGTATACTCACGCCGATACGCCTTGTTCTTCAGGACCGTATAAGCAAAATACCGTGTTTCGTCCATCGCGTGGTCGTTTTCTTTGATCGGTCTGTCATCGACGGATTTTTCGTCCCACCGATACAGCCCAAACTCCCGAATGCAGTCTTTGCAGCCGCGATGCACCTTGAGAATGCCGTCCTGCAAAAACCGCGCCGTTGTCATAATGCCGTTGGTTACGTCGTTGTTTGCTTTGCGAACCATATAACCGCGCCGCCGCAAAACCTCGATAAACGATGCGGCAGACGGGTCAACGATGATGCTTTTGACGTCCGCCTTGCCGATCAGCTTTTCGATTTCGTCGGCGTATTCCTCGTCCGTCTTATTCTTCTGGTTCTCGCGCCCGGAATAGTAATACTCGCGGATGCGCGTTGCCGTCTTGCCGTCCCAGCGCCACAGCCCTGCGGAAAACGGGTTAAGCGTGCCGTAGTCGCAGGAAACATAGTATTCGCCCTTTTCCGGAAGCTCGTCCACAATGCAGCTATCGCCAAACATGGGATAGATCAGTCCCTCGGCCACCACCCACAAGCCGCGAATGTATCGGTCGTAGAACACGCCGCTATACATGGCCTTTGTCCTCTCGATCATCTGCGGTGTGAGAATTGGGTTATCTTCCAGCAGGAAGTGAATGTGCTGCGTATTCTCCCGTTCGTTTTCAATCCACTCTTTGTAAAACCAATGCTGCGGTGATTCGGGGTTGCAGTTAAAAAAATACTTCGGATGCTCAAATGAAATCGCACGGGAAAGCGCTTGCTCCACAAACGAACGCGGCATAAGTGCCACTTCATCGAATAAGACCCCGGCAAGCGTGATGCCTTGTATGAGCATATACGAGCTTTCATCCTTACCGCCGAATAAGTAAAACCAATTTGTTCTATCCCCACACCGAACGGTTAAAATTCTCGTGGAAACCTTGTAATGCATGGACAGTGCAACACCCAGCCCGTCAATTTCCATCAACGGTTTTAAGATATTTCGCTCTGCCGCCTGCACCGTCTTCCCGCAAATAGCGAAATTCGTGCGGTCGTAGTTCTGCATCGCCCACAGCACAAACGCCATCGACATGACCGTCGTCTTTCCGGAACGGACGGAGCCGTCACAAATCAGCGCCATATCATCGGAGCTGATAAACTCCATTATTTTGCGCTGCTTTGCGGATAGCGTTTTAATTTGCATTGTTCTCGCCCTTTAACGCAGTAAGCAAAGCTTCCAACGCCGCAGGATCGCCGCTTTTTTCGTTCTCGGCGTTCCACCCAAAATTGCAGCCAAGCGAGAATTTCGCGCCGTTCGCACCGTCTTTGTCGTAGAGCCGAGATTCGGCGTATTCTTCACAGCGAGACTTCGCGCGCGTAACCGTGTCCGCAAACTCTGGCCTTGCTTGATAATCCAGCAATGCTTGTCTTCCAGTGAATCCAAGCGCCAATGCAAGCCCTGTGATTGTCGGCGGCTTTGCGTTGATGATGATCGGCACTCCGTACTTATCTCGCACAGCACAGCCGTCATCTCCGATAAACGGTTCGCCTTCGCACTTTTTGAAGTAAACGTCAATAGCTTCCTGCATTGCCTTTACGCTTTTCCATTTTCTTGGCGCTCCGCCAGCCATACGCTCACTCCCTTTCGTTTTGCTACCAGCCCCCGCCCCTTGGCCTTACATAGCAGACTTTACCCACCCATGCGGCTTTCTGGAAGCTCTCAAACATGGGGTACACAGTTATTTTGGCACCACACCGCGCTGCGCCTTTTCATCAGCCGCACACTGTTTTTGCGGATTAACTGTCCGCCGCTGTGGCCACCAGCTTGTGTGTACTTAACTTCTCGCGCTTCCTCGCCCGCTTGTGTGGTTGGTACGGCATTGCAGTCCTGCCCTGCTTTAGCGCTTCGGGGAAAGTCCCCGTCACTCGCTGTGGTCTCCCCTTACGGGGCACCTATGCCGCATATTGCCCTCAACCGCCCGCCCCGAAGGGCGGGCTATCAAGGGAGGAGGAAACAGATGAAAAAGCAGAGGCGTGAAGAGCCTCGCCCCATCACGCCTCTATTTTTGCATAGGTTTTTCTTATTTTTCCCCTTAAAAGGGGAATTTTCAAAATTTTTTTAGATAATCGTCCACGGTCATCGGATTATCCGTCCTTCCGAGCAGATAATCGACCGATACCCCGAACTTGTCGGCGATGCTTTCCAATGCGTCCGTTGTGGGCGTAGCCTCACCCGCCTCGTACCGCCTCACCGCGTCACGGTGCAGACCGCACAGTTCAGATAGGACATATTGCTTTATTCTCTTTCTCTCCCGTAAGCGCTTCAAACGCTCGGGAAACGCGTTCATGCCAGCACCTCCTCCGGTCGGAAACTCTCTTTGATCTCCTTGCCGTCTACCATGATCGCCACGGTCACATAGCGCCTCTGCGGATGGACGTACGTCACCACGCCGGTGCGGAGCGGGTACAGCTTTTCACCGCGCGCCTTTCCAGGAAACTCCTCCGGCCCCGTCATAAACTGCGCTCGCACCTTGTCGCCTACTTTCATTCCGCACCTCCGAACGCTTCCTCAAAGGTCAGGCCGCTCTCTCTGAGGATGCCTTTGATGACGTCGATGGTGTGCTGATTATTGCCCGACAGCCACCACCAGATGTTACTTTTGGAAATGCCTACCGCATCGGCAAGCTGGCGGCGCGTGTACTGTCGCTCGCAGAAAACTTTTTTCAGCGCTGGATAGACGCAATAGGGAAATTCGATCATTTTCTCCCCACCCTCCGTTTGTATCGGTCTTTTGACCTCTGAATGTAATTGATCATCGCGCTTTCTTCGGCTATGCTGGCCGTTTCGTTGCTTTTTGCCTCTTTCTTTTCTCGCAGCCACGCAGCGTATCGTTCACAGGTCGAATGACAGCCGACGTGCCGCTCCTGACAGTTAAAGCAGCTCATGTCATCCCACCTCGTACTGCGGACAGGCCGTGACAATGTAGCTTGTTTCGTAATGCCTGCGAGCGCCACCGCAAGAATTCATCAAAACCTTTGTTCTGATCGCACGCCAACCTTCCACCGGCTGCCACTTCAGCTTCCGCGTTTCCTTGTCGCATTCCGACCAAGGACATTTCCCGCAAGCGTATTTGCACGACCAGCAAAGCGTCGAACTTTGTTCTGCCATCTTATACTTCCTCCACCCAAATGCCGAATCGCTCCAGCATTAGTTTTTTCTTGATGATATAGTCCTTTGTTTTAAAGCCCTTTGCGTCCTCTACAATCGTTTTCCCGTCACGGGTATATACGAAGTCGGCTATGTATGTAACTGCCCTCACAGCGTCTCCTGCGGGCGTTCTCTGCGCCCCAACGAGCTTGTATGTCTGCTGTAGCTTCAAATCGTGTATTTCCCCCGTTTTCAGCAGCATCCGCAGCTCATCATAGCGGTCTGCCTCGTGCTTGCTGTCAAACGTGATGCCATGCCGCACGGTTTTGCGGTTGTGGTACTTGCCCGTTTTTTGAGCAAGTACCTTTTCAACCACCTGTTTTTGTGCCGCAGGCCCGAGACGTGCAAGGTCAGATGCCGTCAGGCTCATTTCCCCCTCCCGTCTGTCACCATGACCACGCGCACCTTGCCGAACTGCTCAAGCGCCATTGCCACGGCCTCCTTGGTCGCCAGCTTGTCGCCGTGGTCTTCGATGTCGATGATGATGCGGATCATATGCCCTCCTTTCGTTTTCCACGGCTGCAATAGCCGTAAAATCCCATCACTTCGAGGTTAGTTGCTTCCCCGCAGAATCCGCATCGGGCGCAGTCCTTGCACCGCGTCACGACCACGGCATCAACGGTGGGAGCGTGTCGAATTTCGTCCAGTGCAAGAAGGTCTTCATCGGATATTCCGAACTGGTTTTCCAGTGCGTCCGCGTCAATCATCCGCACCGTTGTCACCTCCGTCCATCTTGGCCCCGCAGTTGTAACAGAACCGAAACTTGGGGCTGTCATCAGGGTCATCGTAATCGTCCGGTAATTCTTCCCCGCAATGGGAGCATCGCCAACCCCACTCTCTTTCATATCCCGTTACCGGTGTCCCAACATCCTCATCGATCCATTCCCACCGCCCATGCACCACCGGGGCAACATCCACAATGGGGACGCTATCAACCAAATCAAGGATTGTATCCTCGTCAACGGAAGATAGGGACGCATCCATAAGGGCCAGAATGAATTTATCAGCATCAATCAGCCTCATCGTTGTCACCTCCGTCCATCTTCGCGCCGCAGTTGGGGCAGTAATCCGACAACAATTCAAACCCATTTACAAGCACTTGCGCCGCATCGTGGCAAACAGAGCACTCGTGCCTGTCTGGTGAGGGAACAAAGTTTCCTGCTTCTTCCCACGAAATCCACCGCGCATGCACCACCGGGGCCACGTCAGCGGCGGGAGCATCACTTACTTCCCGCAACACCTTGGCGGCCTGCAAGTATGGGATTTCCTGTGGGCTCTCCGAGAACACATCCTTGGTGTAAATAGAACTATGATATCGCTTCGTGTTCTCGATTGCCCTCGCCCCGGCGTTCATGGCAAGCATAAGTTCTTCCGTGCGCTCGATGTATTCAGCCATTGTCAAAAATCCCCTCCCATACTTCTTCATAACCAGTCTTTTCGTAATCGATTTTCAGACGCTTTTCGCGGATCATGGCGTTCAGCGACCTGACACACGGGCGTCCATACGAATTATCCTCACAATAGTCACACATACTGCCGAATCCACAGCACCCAAAAGAGCTACCACCATCTGCACTGTGCCGGTTGCTCCATCTCTGGAAACCATTTTCCCACTTCTGTTTAGCTTTACCTGTGTTGTTACTTGATTGTTTCTCCGATGTGTCATATAACTGCATTTGGTCAGCCATTGTCAGCCCTCCTATTCCACGCTCTCGCCGCCGCTCCTTTGGCTTTATACGCCGCTGTTTCCGGTTGACATGGGCATTTATAATTCAAGCAACTAATATATTTTTTGCCATCTATGGAAACCAATCTGGCGGGAGGATTTCCACAGAACGGGCAAGGTTTCAGGTCAGTCATCCTTCATCGCCTCCAATGCTTTCTCCCCTTCCTTGCGGGTGAGAAACCGGAATGAATGTCCGCCGGTTGTTTTTCGATTCCCTTTGCAAACGGCAGAAACTTTTGTATCGTGTACCCCTACGCTTTTAGCTGCTTCTTTCACGCTATGGTCTGTGCCAAGATAGTGCTTTTCAGTTAGTCGTTCCATCACTCCACCTCCCGCAACGACTGCACAGCTATTGCTACTGCCTCTGACATCCCATCACTGGGAGGCCACCCATACTTATCACACAATGTAGAGTAGTCCGCATACAGCTGCACTAACATGGCAGCAGCGTCTTGTTTTGTCATTTCACCCCACCACCTTCATCCAGAACTCGCGGCGGCAGTCGCAACAGCTTTTACCGCGTACTACACAGCAGCCATATTTGTCCCTGTGGGTAGCAGAAACATAATATGGGCAGACGGCCAAACAACCGCCGTTATCAATTTTTGCTTCCGGCCACTGCTCTAGAAACACGTCCTGCCGCGTCTTACGCGGGTGTGCAGCAGACCATTCCTCGACCATAACAACGATCCGCTTGTAGTCATTGTCAGACGTAAGGGAGTTGAGTGCGCATCTAGCCTTTTCACACGGGCAACCCTTACAACCATCGTATGAGTTGCACATTCTTTCCCGTTCTCTTAAAAACTCTAAAGCGTCCATCTTCTTACCTCCTCCACCGACATCCGTTACAGGCCCCCTCATGGGCCAGCGCGTAGTTTCCGCATTTCAGGCACAGTTCGTTCCGCAGGGCGTCAATTTCTTTCGCCTGCGCCTCGATCAAGTCAGCAGCTTCCGCCAGATCGTCGCACAGGGTAATGGGCATTTCCCACTGGTTCCCCTCCGCCCATTCAGCGTGCTCACGCAGCGCTTTTACGAGTTTTTGATCTCTCATGTCCTTCACACCCCTTTCATCCGTTCCTCAACCCTCCAATCATCGTTCCGCACCTGAAATGCGTCGCCAAGCTGGATGGTCTCGGGGAAATTGTGCTGCGTGGTCTGGATGGCGTATTTGTCGATCTCGGTCGCGTAGTATCTGAGCAACCACGGCTGTACGCCCAGCTTGCCCAGCGCGATATGGCCGCAGCTCATACCGTCGTACATGGAAAGCACTTCCACCGGCTCCGTGGTCAGCCCCTCAAAGTGGCTCATGATATGCGCGATCACATCCACCGTCCAGCCGTTGCCCAGCATCTTATAGGCTTGGCTGTTGCTCACCGGGAAAACATACTCCTCCGGCACGGTCTGGAGGCGCTTGCACTCCGTCACGGTCAGCTTGCGGATGATGTAAAAGCCGTCTCGCAGTTTGATCGGGTATCGCTTGCCTTTAATGGCAATAAAGCCGTCGCGGACTTCGTATACGGGCCACGCTTTCCCATCCGGGCCGCCGACCGGCGTTGCATAAAGGCCCGTCTTGGCTCCCAGCCCCCCGCCGTTGCCGCAGAGGGTCACGCTCTTTCCGTCCGGCGAATAGACGCGGTATTGCTGGCTGTCAAAGGCCGAGTTCTTCGCGTCATTCTCGATGGTGCCGACACGGACAGGCTCGGCTATGCAGTCGTATTGTTGCTTTGCCTGGTTCGGATTGTTTATCCTTGGCACAAGGTTGTTTTCGAGCTTTCCCATGTGCGCGTCAACGGTTCGCGCCTTTCCGTTTTTCATTCCATTGACGACGATCGGCTCTGCGACCATCGTGCGGCGGTGTTTCGTAAGCGTCTGTTGCGGATTGCTTCCCTTGGCTTCTGTAGCCGTGATGCAGTAAGATTTTTCCGACCATGCAACGCCGGTCTCCAGAATGTCCCGCAACAGAATACCCCTGTCCTCCGGCTGCTCCACCGGCACTTGGCTGTATGTGCCGTCCGGGTTGCGCTTGCCCACCCAATACAGGCGCTGGCGGTTTTGTGCGCTTACCAGCGCGGAGTTGATCAGCACGGGTTCAACGTCCAGCTCCGCCGTGATTTGCGTCCGGATAGCGGGCGACATGGATTTGTTGTTCTCGTAGAGGAAATAGTCCGGTTTGTATTTGTCGCGGGCAATGCGGTAATTCAAGAACAGCTCCCAGCCGATGCCGCTGGCCTCGGTCTCGCGGTTCTTGGTCTGCGCGATACTCCAGTGAGCTAAGTGCATGGAGACCCGCCGATAAGCAGTTTAACCATGCAAAACCACCTCCTCCGAATACCTAAATTTATATCCGCCGGTCGATTTATAACGGCGTTTCCCCTTGCAAACGCAAACGACCGTAGACGGGTTTACCCCCAGTGCTATAGCAGCCTCTTTTATGCTGCTCCACAGGTGAATTGGCTCCCCGTCCATAGATAACTGCCATACGGGACGCTCCTTCGCTTTGTTTCGTGCCCTTGCTCCTTGTCCATAGGAGTTTTGACGGGACATATTAGCCCATTCCAGATTTGACAATCTGTTATTTGTCTTATCTTCATCCAGGTGGTTTACAGTAAGAAGTCCGTTCGGATTTGGTATAAAAGTATTTGCAACCACCCTATGTAGAAGCAGACTTCTTGCAGTTCCGTCTTTAGATAGATACACTCGAACATAGCCGTTTCGCTCAACTTTTTGTTTTAGGATCCGACCCGTTCTTGAATTTCGTACCTCTCCATTATCCGAAACCTCGTAGAATCCTTCATACCCCGAAATTGGTCTCCAGTGCGTGCAGGGCGAGCCGCCGATCAATAGTTTCATGCTTTCCTCCTCACAGGTATTCTTTCATTTCAGCCGGTAGTTTTTGGATCCGGTAATATTCAGTACGCAGCCTTTCGACCGCTCCGCAATGCGCGAGCCTATCGCCTCGTCCCAGTCCAGAACGCGTGAGATCGTCCACTCGGAGCTGATGATTGTCACAAGGCTTGGCTTGATATACCGCGCATTGAGCAGATCAAACGCAATGTTGCGATCAGCCTCTGTCGCCGTTCCCTTGAGAAAATCGTCGATGTAAAGCACCTTGACACTTTTCAGCGGATCAATGGCATCTTGATATGCCTCGGCATCGTTGACCTTTGCCTTGATGGCCGGAATATCCGCACGCCATTGCACATATCGAACTGGTAATCCGGCATCCATGAGCTTTCCGCACATCGCCGTGCAGAGATGCGTTTTCCCGCTGCCGGGGCTTCCTCCGGCGTAAAACCATCTTCCACGCCAATCGGCAAGATAGCGTTCCGCGACCTCTTTGGCCTGCTTCTGCCACGGCTCAGTCGCGCGATAGTTCTCCATCGTGCATCTCTGCAAAAGCTCTTTAAGCCCGCTTCTTTCGATGCGTTGCAGATTCCTTTTGCGGATGGAGCATTCGCACTCCCGGTACTCCGCGTTGCCGTCTGCCGACCTCCGCACGGTGTATCCAACGCCGCCGCAGAGCGGACATTCGTTAGAGATTGACGGCTCCGGGGACGTTCCATTTTTTCGGATCTCTTCCAGTATCTTGACCATGTCCATTCATCGCGCCCCCTTTCTTCTCCAGCTCGCGTTTTTCCCATAGCTGGAATTTCTGCTGCCAGTTATAGACCGGCTTGCCCTCGGTATCCCTCCACCCGGCGACAGAGTAGAACTCGTAGAACGGTTTTGGGTCAATAAGCCCTCCGCGCAGCTTGGCATATTCAGCAACCTCGTCAAACGTGGGAGCCTTTCGCGGTAAGGGGGGAGGGGGGGATATATAGTCTTTGTCTTTGTCTTTGTCTTTGTCTTTGTCATAGCTTGATTTGCTTGGCAAATTTGGCATTTGCTTGTTTTGCTTGGCAAATCCTGCATTTGCTTGTTTTGCTTCAGCTCCGATCTTCCCGGCCTTGCTTCGCGCTTCGGATAATTCCGTCATTGCAGCGTTGTCCCTGTCGATCTGCGCCCTCATCATAGGGAAAAGAAACCGTTCGTTCCCGCCAAGCTGCGGGGCTTCGCCCGTCCTTGCGTATTCTAACAAGGAAGTGAAAAGCCTCCCCCTCTCAGCGTCACCGAGTGGCTCTATTGCGTCTAAGTAATCGACAAACAACTTGATGTAAGTCATATCCGCCATGCGCTCACTCCTTATAGGGGAGCAAGCCAATCGAAACGCCGTGCTGCGTCAAAATGTCGGCAATATCGTCTGCCTCAGACTGCGTTAATCCGATGATGCGGATTAAATTTCCGGACGGGTCGGCAGCGTCCAAAATATTGTCGCTGTCATAAATCAACACATCGTATCTCATCCCGCACCTCCATCAAAACGGAAGGTCCCCGTCGTCCTCGATCTCTGCAAACTCGCCCGGGCTGCTTGATGCGGAACTGTATGAAGCAGGACTGTATGAAGCAGGCCCCTCCTGCGGCTTGCTGTCGGCAAAGTACACGCTATTGGCGATGATCTCGACCGCGCGGCGCTTATTGCCGTCCTTGTCGGTCCAGTCTCGCGCCTGCAAGCGGCCGTCTACCACCACCTTGCGCCCCTTGGCACAGTATTGCGCGGCAAACTCCGCCGTGCGCTCCCACGCGACCACATCAAACCAGTCCGTTCCGGCATCCTTACCGTCGCGGTCGACGGCGATGGGAAAGCTGGTGACCGCCTTTCCGCTCTGCGTGCGGCGCAGCTCAAGGTCCTTTCCAATGCGTCCCATGACGCTGATCCTGTTCAAGCTCATTTCAATTCCTCCCTGTTTTTTCTGTAAATCATGTTCTCCCGTGTCCAACCTGGATATTTCGTTTCGAGGTAGCCGACGATGCAGGCGTATAGCGCCGTCCTCTGCGGTCCCTCGTCAAAGGCTCGGTGGCAGGAGGGGCAGAGCGTCACAATGTTCTGCTCGATGCCTCTGCCGCCCTGTGAGCGCCGTATAACGTGCGCTACAGGTTCTCCGTTGTTCCGCCCGCATAGAATGCAGCGCCCGCCGTCGCGCTCGTATACGGCCTCCTTGACGCTTTTGGGGATGGACGTGGCCTTTGTCATTTTGTGCATCGCCAATCCTCCTTCAGCGCGTCAAGCTGCTGTGGGGTCAAGGTCTCGATGCCCACCGCCTTGCAGTCCTGCACGATGTTGTCGATCAGGCGGGACATCTGCTTTGTGTCAAAGGTAGACGAACCGTAATACAGCACCACGTTCTTGCAGCCGTCAATTTTGCTGTCCATCACTTCCGTCTGCCAGCCGATACCGTTCTTGTTCCAGCCGCCGCATAGCTTCTGTACGGCTTTCTCTCGCACGCAGACGGTTTCCGTGTTCCCGCCGACATCTTTCACGGCCTGCCGGTAAACCTCGCTTGTAGGCGTTCCTGTGGCTTCTGCGAGCTTGTCCATCAATACCCATGCGTAAGCGTTGGCATCGAGGCTTCGCTTCTCGCGGTGCTTCTTCACGGTCACGTCAACGTCTGTCTCGTGCAACTCGTCATACAATGCGCCGACGTTCTCCCGCGTGGCGATGGTGAGCAGATACCCACCATCGCGCGCAAGGGATAGATCATGCAGTCGGGCTTTCATTGGCTTTCCTCTTTTCCATGCAAGCCCAGCAGAGCGGCACCCCGTATTTCTTCATCGCGCCTTTGGAGATGTCGCTCACACGATAGAGCTTTCCGTTAAAGGACTGCGGTGTGATCGGCTGCTTGCAGTCTTGGCAGGTGTAGTCAAACTGTTCCTTGTACGCCTGATTGAAGGATTCCATCTCGGCCTTGCTCGGCTTCTGCTCTGCGGTTCTTGGCGTGTACTTGGTCGCGTCCTTCGCCCAATACACATCCGCGCCAAACCCGAGCGCCTTGCAGGCAACGGAGATAGCATCGGTCAGCGCCATCTTGAAGCACTCGTCAGAGGTGTAAAGGCCGTTTCGTTCGCTGGCGACAAACGCGCTGCCGCCTGTGCCGGGGATCGCATCTGACCACGCACCATCGACCTTAATGAAAAGGTTTATGTCCACAAATGCGGAAACCTCGTTGTTCGCGCCCTGTTCCAACCGCTTATCCGTGATTATGTACTTCCATCCAATTCCGCAGGGGCCGAACTGCTCCGTCAGCGCCTTAATGCGCCACATGGGGTTAATGTCGGTCTTGCCTTTCAGTCTCCCCGCCTGGATTTCACGCTGTGCGGACGGCGGGACTTGCCGCACGCTTTCATAAATTCCAAGGTTCTCCATTTTCTTCTTCCTCCAAAGTAAGCGGGCAGTTTCGCCCCGGTGTATTTGTCCGGCCACGGAATGACTTCATCCGTAAGCCCGCAGCGCTTGCTTGACCGTCTGTAAAACCGGCAGGCTTCGCAGGCTATGTATGCCGTGCCTTTGCGGTCAATTGGGAAATAGGTCGTTACCGACGCCGTGCCTTTCAGGTAACCGGAAGTGCCGTCATCCAGATTCGGCATCGTCCTCCACCTCCTCAAACCATTCCTCGCCGCAGAACGGGCACTCGGCGACCGTCCGCGTTTCTATGCCGTTCTCGCCGTCAAGGTTCTCGCGTACCTGATAAGTGTACGGCTCAAAGAAGATCGCGTGGCAGGCTTCGCATTTGTAAACCATGTAAATTACGACCTCCCCGCTTTCCGTATCATCTCCGACAGGCCGTATGTCCGCCCGACAATGGACGCTATCCGCGCCATCTCGATCTTGCGGAGCAACTCGGCTTCTGCCGGATCGTTTGACAAATAGTAGCCCTTGCCAAAGTTCATGATGCAGTATTCCTCGCCGTCCTCCTCGCATCGTGCCGCCTCGATCACCTTGCGCAAGTGCCGGTCTGTCCAGCCGGTCATTTCGCAGAGCTGCCAACGACGCAGCGCGTTCTGGGCGCCGACGCGAAGATGGTTTCGCAGAGTGATAACATCGTCTGTCATGCTGCCTCCTCCTTGTAAACGTAAGCGGTTTGGACGCCAAACTCCCGCGCGGCCTGATGGTTGTCAAAGAATACGTCGATGCGGTTTTCCTTGATCGCGCCGCCGCAGTCCTCGGCGGTGTATGTATGGCTCGTGCCGTCGGCAAAGTAGATCGTGACGGAGGAGCCGTAAGGGATCACGCGAGGGTCAACCGCGATCGTTCGCCCCTCGGCGGCGGTCGTGCCGGTCGCCGTGATGCCGTCCGTCTTGCCGCAGCACTTCATGCACGGGCAATAGGCGGTCAGCCGGAACTCACCGAGCGGTTCGCCGATGTCGAGCACCGCGCATCCCTCTGCGGGCTTGTCCTCGCCGGGGAGCTTGTCTTCGACGACCGGCGGCTCGCCCTTGTACGGCTGCCCGGTGGTTTTGACCGTCAGCACCGCAAAGAGGATCAGCAGCGCCGCGAGGAACAGGCAGACGGCGGCGATGCGCGCCGAAGCGTCGGCCTTGCGCTGCTCGCGGGTGCGTCGGTCGCGCCTCATGCCCTGCCCTCCAGTTTGTCCAGCGCCCGCATAAACCAATGCGTCACGGTGCCGATGCCGATAAAAATCAAAAAGGTGTTCATTCCCTTTCTCCCTTCTTCTCGTTCGGCAAAAGGCCGACAAACTCAAGGCCGCGACCGCGTGCGTAAATCTCTCCCATGATCGTCCCCAGCTTTACGGGGTCAGGGGGCGTGACCCAAATGATCTTGTATTCCGGCTTTTTTCTCATTGCATTTTCCTTTCCCCTGTGTTACAATGAGCACAGGACACAATATCTGTGCTGAGATTTGTTCCTTCGCCCTGTTCGGTCTGGTACACCGAGCGGGGCATTTTTTACTGCCCGTCGCTGAATTTTAGCAGCGCGTCCACGGTAACGCCGTAGTGCTTTGCCAGCTTCTTGACTTGGCGCGGGTGAGGGCGGCACACGCTCTCTTTCCAGTTTTTGATCGACGTCTGCGATACGTCGATTTCTTTTGCAAGACGGTAATTCGTCTCGCCGCGCTCGGCTTGCAGCCGAGCAAGGTTTTCAGGAAAACTCAATTTATCCTCTCCTTTCATTGCTGTTGTGCACCTCCTCCGCTCTGTGGTAAAATGGAGTACAGAAAGGAGGTGATCTCATGGATCCTATTAAGCGTTACGCGCTTGACATCGCAAAAGAAATCATTGTCGCCAAAATGTCAAACTCTACCATTCACCCCAACAAAGAAAACGGAGTGCAAGTCGCTGATTTCTTCGAAGAAATCTATAAGCGCGTCTTAGCTTTATCCAAGTCGGAAAACTAACCACGTTCCAGATTCACCACCACCTGCGCGGCTGCTGCAAGGGCCTGCATCCCTTCGGCGGTCGCGCAGCCGTATTCAGCCCACTTCTCAATAGCATTGAGCAACGTGTCCTCAAGGCGCTTTTCGGTCTCGGTCAATTTTTTCACCTCCAAAATTAGAGTATTCTATTGACAAATTGGAGCAATGGTGATACTCTAAGTTTGCGACAACTATATGTTTCTCACCAGCTCGATTTGTCGGGGTGGTTCGGTTTCTTATTACCTGTCCACGGTTTTTAGTATACTCCAGACTTGAGTATTTGTCAATAAAGACTTGACTGTTGGATTGCACAAGTATAGAGGGCTGAATTTATGCCATTTACTCAAAACTTCAATTATTGCATGGAGCAAAAGAAATACACCGCGTACAAGTTTGCAAAAATAATTGGCGCGAGTAACCAGGGCGTTTTGAATTGGCAGTCCGGAGAGTGCATTCCATATCCAAAGACCCGCCAGAAGATCGCCGACCATTTCGGCATCACCCTTGCCGAGCTGGACGGTGACGAGCTTCCCGTGCTTCCGGGGCAAAAAGAAAGCGCCCCCGATCCGAAGACCGAGGGCGTAAAAAAAGTCCCCGCCATAGAGGGCGAGGGCTATACAGAGTTGCAGAAGGCCGCTATTCAGTTTGTGTTGTCATTGCCGCCGGAAAAGCTGGAGCGGTTTATAAAAATGGGCCGCGCTGCTTTTGAGGAAGACCAATGAAAGAAATCATCATTTCACTCGGCTGTGCTGCTATTTCCGGCATTGTCGCATGGATCGTTGCAAAGCAAGCGGCAAAGGCAGAAATAAAGAAGCTGCAAACAATATGGGCGCACGAAAAGGAAACGGCCTGCGATGCCGATTTTGACAAAATGGTATCTGCCGTTTCCCTTTATGCAAAATACCCGTCTCCGAATGGTTTCCATGACGCGACCAATGCCGTCGCCGTTTATCGGGCAAAGGCAACCGAGGAAATGGCGGTCGAGGTTGACAAGCTCAGCGGATTGGTGGAGCGGGTTAGCCCAAATTGCGACGCGATCTCGAAGCAGTTAAATGCCGTGATCGAATGCAAGAGGAAAGCCAACGGTTAAAATGCGGCCTTTCCGGCTTCGCCCTCTTTCCAAAACACTTCAAGTTCCCCGGTAAACAGGTTTCGCGCCATTCGGTAAAGCTCGGTCATTGCGGTCTCTCGATCCATGCCGTCACATTCCAGGCCGATTTCATACTCGGCGCCTTTTTCTTTACTGATCGCCCAAATTTTCATTTTAGAGCCTCCATGATTTTTTGAAGTTGTTCGTCGGATAACTTTTGTATCAGGTCAAAGGCTTCCGCCAGCATTTCTTGATACTTTATTGTATCACATTTTGCGTCGTTACACAACATCTTGCGTCCCTCCGTTTGGCTCTAAGGCTATTTTTTGCTCCTCCTCCGCGAGGATGCGCTCAATCAGCGCGAGCATTTCGTCTTTTTGCTTCGGCGTTAGGAGCAGATAAAGCGCCACCGCCGCTTGCACCTGTGCGTCCATGCTTCGACCTCCTTTTCGGTATTCATACCTATTCCCACAACAGGCGTTTGCTGCACGGCGCTGTGCAACAAAATGATATTTTGCAAAAGATTGGGGAAGCGTAAATGGGTATTTTAGGCTCGCTTTTCGGCAAGAAAAAAATGACCGCTGCGGAAACTGCCTTTGTTAAGCGTCAATCGCAAATATTTGCGGACTGCATTCGCATCATTGCCGATACAACCGACATAGAAACCTATTTTTACCGATATGGGCTTGCCGAACAAACAGTAGCGCAGATCGCAGAGGTCGCAGGTGGCGATACTAAGTGTATGGCTGGTGGAAGGGTTTCCCCGAACGAATGCACCGAGATGCTGCAAAACGAAAAGGCTACCCATACAAACAGTTTTCTTTCTCGGTACATCCAAAAAGAAACCGTGCATATTCTCGGCCTATCTCGCGGGCAGGTAAAAAAGGCTCAAAGCATCGCGGCTATCGTTGGCGAGTATTCCGACCAAATGCCGGAAGAAAGTATCAAGCATGGGCGCGCTCTATGTGCTAAGATGATTGAAAAAATTGAAAAGGTGGCGAATCAATAATGAAAATCCCCGGCCTGTCCTTTAGTTGGAAGCGTGCGCTCGGAATCACGAAGACGAAAAGGAAAATTTCAAAAGCAACTGGGATCCCAACGACCAAAGCAGGGCGGCAAAGAAAACTTGGCAAGCTCCTTGGTATGAAGTAAGGTTAGCCCTCGCCGCCTCTGCAACAACGGCGAGGGCTTTTTGCAGCCGGCGGGGAGCGGTCGCCGCCGGCTGTCTTTACCGTAGCCCACTTTGGCTTGGTAATTCAATGCCGAAGCCTTGCAATAAAACAGCGCTCGACATGGCTCGACAAGCCCTCATCTTGCGACTTTGCGGCGCGAAAATCGAAGAAATTAAGGTGGCATAAATGAACATTCAAGAAGTGTGTAGAATCCGTAAAGAAGATTTGAAACTGACCTATCAGGAAATTTCCGACGATTCCGGCGTGCCGCTGTCCACCGTGCAGAACTTCTTTTCCAAGTTTTCTAAATCTCCGTCCATCTACACCGTCGCGCCGATCTGCAAAGCGCTTGGAATATCGCTTGATGAGGCGTTCGGAATTTCCGAACACCTGACGCCGACCGAGGAAACTTTGCAAGCGCGGAATGATGAGCTGGAACGCCATGTTGACGCGAAAGCGGATACCATTGAGATCATGCGGCGCGGTGTCCATATCCGCAACGGCGTGATTGCTATAATGTTTGCCATTATCGTTCTGCTGGCTGCATGGTGCTTGTACATTGATTGGAGGGGGATTTGATGCGAGCGGCATTGTATATCCGTGTGTCGAGCGAGGAGCAGGCGCGGCATGGTCTATCATTACAAGAGCAGCGGGAAACCTTAGTAAAGTATGCGCGGGAAAACAAAATGACCGTGGCGGGCATCTATGAGGACGCGGGCATATCCGCACGAAAGCCGTATAAAAAGCGCCCTGCGCTCCTGCGGCTGCTGGACGATTGCAAAGCGGGGAAGATAGACACGATCCTGTTTATCAAGCTCGATCGCTGGTTTCGAAACGTTGCCGGGTACTACGATGTGCAGACGCAGCTGGACAAATACGGCGTGACGTGGCAGGCGACGAAAGAGGACTACGAAACGCGCACCGCGTCCGGGCGATTAAAGGTCAACATCATGCTTTCCGTCGCGCAGGACGAGGCCGACCGCACAAGCGAGCGGATCAAATTTATCAACGACGGCAAGCGTGCAAAAGGCCAACCGGCAGGGTCAAAAGCCCCTTTAGGGTATATCATCAAGGACAGGCAATACCAGATTGATAACGATACGGCAGATGCCGCGCGAGATATGTTTGCGGCGTATGTCAGACTGCAAAGCGTGTTGGGCGTAAAACGCTATATGCTTGAGACATGGGGCATTGACCGCGCGTATACCAAGTATGTAAACTATTTTCGGAACCGGCTTTATATCGGCGAGGTGTACGGCATCGAGAATGCTTGCCCCGCCCTGGTGAGCAAGCAGGATTTTGACATTGTAAATGATATCCTCCGTCAGCGGTCGCAGCGCTGCGCGGGAGTTGAGACAGATCGCGTTTATCTGTTCTCGGGGTTGCTGCATTGCAAAGAGTGTGGGAAAACGATGCAGTCGGAAACGGCAAAGCATATCTATACCTACTACCGATGCCGGACGCGAATGCTTGACAACTCCGCGTGCCAGCATAAAAAGAGGATCCGCGAAGACGCGCTGGAAGATTACTTATTGCATGAGCTTGAAGGGATTGCCGAGCGAAACAATCGCTATTACAAAAAGGCAGAAAAAAAGCCCACGCAAAGCGCGGACGCGATACGCAAGAAAATGGGTAAGTTGAAAACGCTTTATCTTAACGACTTGATCGAGTTGGACGAATACAAGAAAGAGTACACCACATTAAAGAAATCCATTGAAGCGGTAGAGGAAAAGCCGAAGACAAACCTTGACGCGCTCCGAAATGGACTTGCTGAATATGACACTTATTCCCGGGAAGAGAAAAAGGAATTCTGGACGCGCTTTATCCGGAGAATTGACGCAGATGACGACGGCGCGTTTTTTGTAACGCCACGTTAGGCATATTTGCCCTTGGTGTTCCCAAAGGTAAATTTTGCCCAAAAGAATCCCCCGCCTTACGACGGGGGTGTTCTTATTTTTCGAGCTTCCGCATCACGCTGTTGTACACGCGCTCGTTTACGATTTTCAAGCTGTCCATCAGCTCGTCCATGATCTCCCACGCTCTTGCCGGAGCCATGTCGGAGACGGCCTGCAAAAAATCGCTGTCGCCGTAGCTGCCTACCGTTTCAAACGCATAGGCTTTGACCGGTGCGGGAGATGCCGAATACAGCATCGGCCTTTCCGGTTCTTTGGGCGCGTTTTGATTTTGGATGATGTACAACGCCGCCAGCTTTTGATAATTGGGCCAGCTTGATTCCTCCGTCTCAAGCCGCGATATCCACAGATTGACCTCGTTTTCGTCGATCAAGGGGACGCACCCCCTTTATTCCTCCATCAGGCTCGCGGCACGACGCAGCGCTTCCTTTACGCGGTCGTCGTCCGTCTCGCGCATCATGTCGTTGATTTGCTCGCGCAGGTGCTCCATGCTGTCGGCGCGGCTGTAGTGCCCGCGGACGTAATGCGTGCCGCGGCGAGCATAGGAGCTGCCCCTGCCGTAAGTGCCGCGCATATCGGCCTGCCAGTCGCCGCCGCGAGAATACTCACCGTCGCGGGAATAATCGCCATCGCGGGAATAGCGACGCGAATAGTCTCCGTCGCGAGAGTAACCGTCGTCCTCCATCATCTCGATCTTGTCGATGTTCTTGATGGTGTCGGTCAGCTTGTGCGCGATCTCAAGGTCGCCCGCGCCCAGGTCGCCCTTACGCGCCAGCTCGTCGAGTTCGTCGCACAGCATATTGCGAAGCTCGTACATTGCTTTCTTACTCATGTCCATTCTCCTTTCACGCGATTCTCTCAACCGTCAGGTTCGAGTTGGAGAAGTTGACGGCCTGAGTGCTGGTGTTTTCCATTGCGACCGTCAGGCAGCAGCCTTTCGGGACGCAGACCTGTGCGGAAACATAAATGTTAAAGTAGTTTCCTACCGCCGCAGGCGTGACGGTAGCTGTTGCGCTGGTCAGCGGCTCTCCGTTGATGGCAAGCGCCGCCGTGATGGCCTCAACCGTGCCTCCGGTGGGAATAGCGATGTTGCCGCCATAGGAGACCCGAAACAGAGCGCGGTTTTGATTGGTGATGCCGCGCAGCGTGATCTGGCCGCTTCCTTCTCTATGCACGATACAGGGCTTGCTATTGACCGCCGTTTCGGTCAGGGGAACGTTCTGGCCAGCAGCAACGGTCTGAATTGCCGCAGAAGTAAATTCTGCCATTAAAATCATTCCTTTCTCAGTTAAAATAAGCGGCGGAGCTATTGCCCCGCCGCGTTGTTGTTAGTATCGGCACGGGGCCGACCATTTTGTTGACGTCAACAAAACATCGCCAACAAAAAGCTATGCTATGCAGTTG